CGCAATCCGTGATCCGCATTCTAAGCCGCGCCTTAGCCGCTTCTTGTTCTATGTATTTAGCCATTTTTCCTTGCCTCCAATGCTTTTTCCGCTTCCTCGCGGGTGAGAAATACGGTCTTGCCGATGTCGCGCTCCCATAGCGTTCCGCAGCCCAAGGTGTTCAGCACCGTGCGCCCGTTAAGCGTGCTTATATCCGTCACGGTAAAGCCGTAAACCCGCGCAGCGGGGTAGGTGCTGAAGCTCCATAGTTCGTCTCCCGCTTTGCACGGTAATACCACCAACCGTCCGTCTTTCTCTGCCCGGAGTAATTCACGAATATGCTCAGTAAACTCCGGTTTATCAGAGAACGCATCATCCACAACATTTTTCAGAAACACAATTTTCTCCGGCTCCAACCCTGTATCCTCATATTCGGCAAGGCGTTCAATGGCTTGTTGCCTATAGGCAGATACGGCAACCTGGTCTTTTGCCCCGGATTTAAAATAACATGATTCAGGGTATGCAAGATTCGCCGTCCCGCAAGTCGTTCTTTTAGTTAGTCTGTTCATTGGCCCTCCTGTTAGCTTTACTTAGATATCGCTTTGCCCAGCGTATCCAGCGGTTTGATATGCAAAATACGTTCTTGTGGTATAGTCTGTCCTGCACATTTGACGCCTTACCTTTCGTGCGTTTATACAGTGCTCTCATTGTTGCCCTCCAACTTCCTACCGCAATGCCAGCAGAATTTAATCATCTTCTGGCGTATTGGCTGTGCAAATTCGTCATCAATGATCGTGTATTCGGCCTTGCACCAAGCGCAGCCCTCATTGTGTTTGCCATCAAGTGCAAGCGCATCAATCCTGCGGAGGGCGGCCGCTCCCATGCGGCAAGCTTCAGCGTCTACACACTCACACAAAAGTGCACTATCCACACCACGTTTGCCATAGTGCTCGCGAATAAAATCAAATAAGTATTGAATATCCATTTCAGGGTCAAGTATGTTTGCTGCTTCTTCACGTGTCATTCCTCGTTACCGCCTTTCAACATCAGTTCTGCCAAGTCGCAAGCCGCACGGCTTCATTTCGTGACACCCTGCGTACTCGCACATCGGCACAAGGTAATCTTTAAATTCAGGGCATTTTTCGTTCACCAGCAGCCGCATATTCTCAACCACTTTTCTTGTCTCTTCCGCCGCAAGGAAGCATAGTCTTTTATTGGCTATCGTCAAAAGCTCTTCGGCGTTCATATCCCATATCATCAACACGGGTTCATCCTGCCGTGCGGCGTTCCTGTCGTATTCATGCTGTCGGTCATTCCTCTGCGTCTTAACATACGGTTGAGCGTGAGTATGGCGGCAGAGGTGGACGCTTACCCAATACGGCAGCTCTATCAAAAAAGAGAATCTTAAATACCGTATCGGCGAATGCCGCGCCGCAAGAATTTTCCTTTTCCACTCGTCCGAAGGGGTTTTTACCATGTCTTTTCCCACCGTTACTAACGCCCTGCGGTATACCTCTATCCAGTCACGCTCGCCCGGATATTCCAGAAGTTCTACTCTCATTCTTCCCTCCAACAGTTCACTATCAGCTTGCTTACGCCCTGAATAGGCAGCTCCTTTAAGATTTGCCTTAACCGGCAGTTGTTTTTCGCCCCGTCACAGCAGAAGCACTCGTTTTTTGTGGCGGCATCGGCAAGGTCGGCTAAATCGTCATAGCTCATCACCCAATAATTTTTACTCCGTCCGGCGGGGCTTTTAATGCCTATCTGTATGTCGGTCAGCTCCAGTTGTTTTTTTAGGGTAATAAGCTGCTCGATAGGTATCGTGTCTATCAGCGCAGTATTGATTTTCTCAATATTGCTCTGCGCCAAACGGAAATTTCGCCAGCCGTTGGGGATACGGTCTACCAGCCGATGATACTTTTCTTCGTACACATTTAAGATATTTTCAACGGCGTACAGAGAAGCAAATAATTCTTTTCCTTCTGTGTTTATCCTTGTTCTTTCCATATCCGCCCCTCTACTCTGCCTAATTTATAGGCTTTCCAGTCGTCCCAATCCCCGAATATTGTCTGCATCTGCCACAGCATAATTTCCACATCCGCGCACTCTTCGAGGATTTTCTTTCTGCTGCCTTGGCCGTTCACCCACTTACTAAGTTCAACGGCAAGCTCGTTCAGTTCTTCAACGGCTTTAATGGCTTGATGCTTTGCGCCGTAATGGTCTACTATTTCGCTGTACTTCATCGTTGCTCCTGAATAATTCGTCCGCTTCGTGAATAAGTAATTGCTTACCGTCAACCCTTGCCCTTAAAAGTGCGCCCTGCATCGTCATTCGGGTGTAGTATTTCTTCGCCGCTTTGAGAGTGGTAAAGGTCTTTCGATAATTCTCTTTTCCATCAACGGGCATTCTCTGACGTGGTAGCTTCCACCATCCCAGCCGCTGTTATCGCGACAGTTTATCGTTGTCGGTCTTGCGTTCCAGCCTTTAACGGGCATCCCATCTTGGCGGCTCCAACTGCACCCTAAACCGGGTTTATTTGTCGCTCTCCGGCACGTCCAACATAGCGTTTGCTTCATACAACCTCAAAAAATCCTCCGCTTGCATAGTTACTAACCATTTTTCGCGGCTCCTTCGGTGAAACACCGCCGGTATAAGCTCCGGCTTTGCGTCGCGCTTCGCCTGCGCCATCCATTCATGGATTTTTGTCGTCTCGCAGCGTTTGCACTCAACGTGAATCCCCGGTAAACCTATCACGTCCGATGCGTCCCCCGTTTGTCCGCAGTATTGGGAAGTGCGCCGGGCATTGAACCCATATTCGCGGAACAGGGCGGCAAGCTCCCGTTCTCCGGCTTTGCCTTTTTCTCTCTGCGCCTTACTCATCCCAGTCTATATCCCAGCCGTTACCGTTGTCGGTGAAGGTCAACACGGTAACGCCATTAACACTTACAACGGCTTTTCCGTCCTTCATGTTGTCTATCACGCTCTGGAATATGGTTTGTATTATCCACTTTGCGAGTTCTTCTGTCATAGTTCCTCCCATTCCACAATTTCATCCTCGTACAGAAAATACTTTCCGTACCATTTCACGCTTAGTTCCCCGGTTCGCCCGTTTCGGTTCTTCGCCACGATGATGCTCGCGTTCTCGCTTTGCGGGTCGGGTCGGTGAAGGAGTAATACCTCGTCCGCGTCCTGCTCTATGGCTCCCGATTCCCGCAAGTCCGATAGTCTCGGCCTTCCATCGTTCCGGCCTTCTATCGCCCTGTTGAGCTGGCACAGAAGAACGACAGGGGCATTCAGTTCCTTCGCCAAAAGCTTTATTTTTCGGCTTATGTCGGATACCTCATTTTCCCGTGTGCGGTTCCTCAGGCTGGATTGTATTAGCCCTAAATAGTCAATCGCAATCAGGTCTAATTCCCGTTCCTGTTGCTTTATCGCGTAGCATTGTGACCTTATTGCCTCCACGGTATAGGCGTTATCCGACAGATACAACCTTGTCGCGCTCAGTTTGCTTACGGCGTTCTGTATCCTGTCAACCGCTTCCTGACCGCCGCTGAACATTTCATCACGGCTGCACTTCGCATAGCTGATGATTGCCCTTTGAAGTACGTCCTCCCTCGGCATTTCCAGCGAAAACACCGCTACCGTCCTGTCGAACAACGCCATATTCACGGCTATATTCATGGCAAGTGAGGTCTTGCCTACTGACGGTCTGGCTCCGATGATGGTTAAATGCCCTCTTTTCAACCCGCCTAACGTCTGATCGAGAACCTGAAACCCCGTTGTAAGCCCCTCAGCGCCGTTTATAAGCCCATATAGGGCCGTGTCAAAGTCTTTCCCTACCCTGCTTACTTTACGCCCTCCACGCGCCCGTACAGCGTCTATAACGCCCTGCATACGGTCAAGGTATCCCTCGTCCTTTCCCGATTTCATGTCCTTGACCACTTCCCGCAGTCCCGAAATGGCGTGTCGCTTCCTGGATTCCTCCAGCACCACCTTGATGTGATAATCGACATTTGCTGCTGATACAGTGCCGGTGACTAACTCGGTGATGTACTGTATCCCTCCGGACCTGCCGCCCAGTTTGTCAGCTACCGTTACGGGGTCCACCGGCTCGTTTGCGTTGAAAAGGGCAAAGATAGCGGAAAATATCTCTTGGTGTTCCGGCCTCTCAAAATCGTCAGGTCTTAATTCCCCGCATATTCTCTCTAAAGCCTCACGACCGAGAAGCGCAGAACCTAAAACAGCTTTTTCGGCAAGCACAGTTTCTCGTAGACCGGATTATCCCATGTCGAGACGCGGGGTATCTCGTTTCTGCTGCGTTCCCATGTCCTGACAGCAGCTTTCCAGTCCTTCATCTTGTTTTTCCCCACCATCCAACCTTTAGAGGCGTAGAAGTCATAAAACTTCTCCGGATCAACGCTGTTCCTGCGTTCCTTGCAGTATTCCCTCACGGCTTCAAGTGTGGGTGGTATCCCCTTGGGGGGGATTATAGAGGGGGATATATTATCTTTATCTTTATCTTTATCTTTATCTATTGTATGTACCCTATTTGGGTTCGGTTTGGGTATCAACTTAGGTTCGGTTTGGGTATCAACTTGAGTATCAATTTGATTCCTTTTTTTGATACCTAAATCAATACCATTGTCATATAGCTGGACGATTTCATACTTCCCGGTAGCCCCCCTGTCTCCTGCTTTGTATTTAATCAAGCCCTGCTGTATCAGTATATTGCGATACCTCGTTAAACCGTTCTTATCAAGTCCCGCCATCGCTTGAAGCGTTGAATTAGGCGCGTTAAACTCCCGCTTCCAGCCTGCCGTATTTGCACAATCTAAAATTGCAAAGTACAAATATCCGGCTCTGGAAGGTAGGGCGTTTAGTTTTACCCAATTCCAATAGGCGTTTATCTGACTGATGTATTGCATCATTAACCTCGTATGTATTCGTTCAGCACGTCCCTTAACCTTCTCATGTCATCCGGCGCGAAAGAAATTGATTTTTTAATCCGATTCTCCCGCTTGTCCCATAGCCCTAACACATAAAAGGGCTTGTAGGTGTCCGGGTATGCCATAAGGTAGAGTTCTATCGACCAGCCCTCGCCCTCGCCTATCGTGGCAAGGCGGCTTTCTGTTACGTACTCCATGACTAAAAGGGTAAAGGCTCATCGTCTATTTCGGTAAACCCTGCCGGAGTGTCCGTTTTCTCTCTCGGCGTGAGAAATTCAACGTTTTCCGCTGTGATTTCGGTTATGTACCGCTTGTTCCCATCCTTATCCTCATAGCTCCTGTTCTGTATCTCACCTTCTATAAGGACTTTGCGGCCCTTTGAGAGGTACTTCCCGCACAGCTCGCCCAACTGCCGCCACACTACTATATTGAGATAGTCAACAGGGGGTTTACCGTCAGTGCCCTTGTATCTGCGCTGTACCGCTACCGTAAAGGTGCATACGCATGTTCCGCTTGTGGTCGTCCTTAGTTCTGGGTCTTTCGTCAGGTTTCCGGTCAAAATTGCTTTATTCATTTTTCCACTTCCTATACGTTAGTTTTTCTTCGTTCCAATCGGGATACTTTGCCATGAGGTACGCTCTCAGCTTTTTTCTAAGCTCCGGCCTCCTCTCCGAATTATCATAGTCCCTATGGCACTCAGGACACAGCGTAACGATGTTTTGTTCTATCCCTTTACCGTTATGACTTCGCGGGATAAAATGCGCCACAGGGCTTCCTGTGCGCCCGCAGAGGACGCATAACTGATGGTCTCTCTCCCATACCCGCGCTTTAACCCTCTGGGGTATCTCACACGCCCTGGTTCGCTTGCTTTTCATTTTGTGTTCCCCCATTCTCTGGATAGCTGCCCTTCGAGTATCCTTATCTTTAGCTTCTGTGCGTTTATCGCTTCCACCGCCGAATCATATAGGCTCTCAGCTATATCCCGTTCCATTCTCAGCTTGGCTATATCTTCTTCGCCCTTGGCAATGTCCAAAAGGTGCGTTACTGGCTGCCCCTCGGCGCGGAGGACGGTAAGCCTTTTAGATAGTGCCATTCTGTACTCGCGCTCCGTTTCGGCCTTTTTCCGTCCTCGCGGCTTAAGCTCCTGCACCGCCCTGTCAAGTAGGGCTTGCTCTGTCATTATTTCGTCCCACAGCTCCATTTAAGCCCCCTTTGCGTTCAGCTTGTCGAGCGTGGTGCTTAACTGCTCCCGCGTCATATTCCACACGTCCACACCGTAGTTCTTTTTCGCCGCTTTATTGGCTAAATCCACGCTCCCCTTGCACAGGGCTATAACTTCCTCCTGCATGGCCTTTACGTCAGGATCGGCGGAAAACGTGTCGTAAACGTTGGGTTTAAATTTCGAGCGGGATGGAGACGTTGCATTGGTTTCCGTTTCCGGCTGAACAAACTCTTCGCTCTCGCTATCGGACATTATCCCAGAGTAAGCGAACTTTGAGAGCTTCAACACAACGCGGTCAAACAACCTCTTATAAGCCATGGCGTATGGATAAGCGTTGCTACAGTTTTTGTCGCTTACCTCGCCCACTTCGTAAATACCCTGTTCATCATTGCAATAACTGTATACCAGTGAGTTTTTATATCCGTCCTTGTCAAAAAACACACAAGAAGGAGTGAACTTGCTTTCAAGACAGTCATTGATCTTTAAACACCCGTTGTGGCTGATTATTAGGCCGCTGTACGCCATCTTGTCCTTCTTCGCGGTGAGATTCATCAGTATCCAGAAATCAGCCTCCGCAAGGCCATATTTGCCGCTATTGATAGCTTCTATGGCCTTTTCCTTTGCGGCAATATACTTGGGGGATTGCCATACCGGCTTATCTCCATCTTTTGTATGTTCTACAGTCTTTTCGTTAAACATGCTCCCCTCACTTTATCTGCAAATTCTGCTTTACAACGATTTCCGCGCCCTCTGCCGTCCCGCCGGATTTCAGAAGCTCCTTTATCGCCGTTTTGTTAGGCACGGGGGGCTTATAGGTCAGAAGCTCGTCATGCCCCTGCGCCGCCCACTTTATAAAGGCTTCCTCGTTTACCTCGACGTTTTCTGACTTTCTGAATGTCAGTTTGTTCCGCTTGCTTTCAAACTTTTCCTTATTGGATAGCTGCATCTGCGTTGCAAGATAGCCTTTAAGCCACTCGGCCTTATTGGCCTTAGCCTTGGCTCTGGCGGTGAGGCTGTCGGCTTCCTCCTTGATGCTTTTTGCCTCTGCGGCAAGGTTCTTTATCATGCAGGCCACGTTGTCAATTTTGTCGTCGAGCTGCATATCAAGGCTTTCGAGAGTGTCATACACGGCTTCTTCGGGTATCTCTCCACGGTCAACCGCGTCCATGAAGTCATTGAGATTCTTCGCTATGTCGTAAAGTGACATTATCTCGCCTCCTGTTTTAAAAGATTAGGGTCATATCGGTCATAGTAGGTGTCCTCGAACGGTTTATAGGCTTTAGCTAAAAGGTACTGCTCCATTACTCACCTTCCTTTTCCAGCCTCTTGTCTATCTCGTTCCGATAAAGAGCTTTCCACAGGTCGCGGTCATGCCGCACTTCGGCAAGCTGTTCCGCAAGCATGACGATTATTTCATCTTTTGTCATTTCGCTTTCCTCCTTGGGATAATCAGTTCTTTTGATATGTTTTTAGCTCATTCACTCCACTTGTCTGGCGTTGAGCTTGCCGCGCTCGATCAGTTTGTATATTTCGTGCCTGTCGATGCCCAGCCGCTCCCTTGTCTCATGCGTTGTCAGCCACTCGCCGTCCACTTCGACGATCCACTTCTTTTGTATACGCGGCGGCTCACTTTTCCCGTCCGGTAAAAACAGCGGGCAGGCGCGGATGATGTAGGACTGTATAATTGTCGTGTAGTTTTTGCCGTGGTAATAGTCGCTGCTCTTCAGCGTTGTCTCCGTTGCCTCCCAGCCCTCAACGGGTTCGGGGTCGGTGCGGCGAGACCAGCTACAGCCCATGCCCGGCGCGTTGGTCGCCCTCCGGCAACGCCAGCACAGGGTTTGTCCGGTTGTGCACGCTTCCATACCTATCTCCTTTTGCGGGGTGCAAAGGCGTATCCCGCCATGCACCCGATGAAAAACATCGGCACTCCCCAGCTAAAAAATGCTCCCCACATACTTACCTCCTTACTTCCCGTTGAGTTTTTTCCTGATTGTCCGCGTCACGCTTTCGTGAAAATACCCGTTCACGTCAAACCGCGTTCTTTCCTGCTTCCGACGTTCTTCCTGCTTCCTTTTCTCCTGCCGCGCCGTTATATCGGCGACAAATTTTTCTCTGCTTACCACGGCTTCACCTCACATAGTACCCGACGCAGTTATCGTATTTGTGCTTCCGCTTGGCTTGCAGTTCAAGGCTTTTCTCGTCCTTTACCATTGCCGCCATGCTCCGCACCAGTATGAGGGGGGCGTGGCCGTCGGCGGCGGTCGCCATGAGGCGCCCATCCCTGCACATGGCGCGTATGGTTCCGGGGTCTACGTTGATGATCTCGGCTGCCCGCTTGGTGGTGACATACTCGCCGTGCATCTTCACCATGCGCTCCTCCAGCGCCTCAACGCTGTTTATACGCTCGTCCACGGCGGCGGTTATCATATCCCGCAGAAGTTTGTTAAAATCGTTCATGGCTTTATCTCCCTGAATCATTGCTCTAAACTACGCTTTTGTGCTATACTACCTTATTGCTACATTAAGGAGGGAACTATGGAGAACCTACCTTTTTCTGAGTATTTAGGCGTAACACGTGTCATTGAAATCGGCGACACCGAATACGCTGATAAGCTTCTTTCGTTCGGCTGGAAACTGCTTTTTGTCGGCTCTCGGTATTTCCAAGGCGATACTGTTCCGCGATTCGTTCTCGGCTGGGCTGAGAAAACAGACCCGCAGTATTAACCTTCCCGTTCCTTATCTGTCGCGCAAACGAAAGAATCAGGTCTGTCCTTGTGCTTTAATCTTGCGATTATTACCCAGCCGCCGCTAAGTAACTCGGCGGCTTCTTCTATGTCCTTTGCTTCCCTCACTTGTCTTATACACCAGTAGATTTGATTCATCGTTTCCCCCTTACGCTGTTCGTTCATCAGCTCTAAATAGTGTGTCTTTGTTTGTTAATCGTTCGCGGTCACTTGTGAAGTGTCTAAATTTGTAAAAAAAACTTCCGTAGGATTATCAATTCCCAGAATACTTATCATCTTCTCGGCATCCCTTACGGTCAACGTGTTCTTTTTTACTTTGGCAACTAAGGTGGATTCGCACATATCAAGCTCATGTGCCAGTTCTCTTTGTGTTTTTCCGCAACGTGCCAACGCTGCTCGATACAAATTTCTGTTAATTCTGACCGCCCCCTTGCGTCACTTATTAAGTGACTAAAGTGTAACATGGGTTTGGTCACTTGTCAAGTGTTTTTAAAAAAGAAATTGCATATTCTAAAGTGACGTGGTAATATATAACCGAGGTGATGATAAATGACCCTTGGCGATAAAATACGGGAGTTGAGAAGGGCCGCCGGGCTTACCCAGGGTGATTTGGCGAAGATGCTCAACACGACAAAGCAGACCATAGGGAAGTACGAACAGGGCATTGTATCTAATCTTCCTTTGTCTCGAATTGTCGAGCTTGCCAATGCGCTCAACACCAGTCCCGCCTATTTGATGGGCTGGACAAACGAACGACGCCGAATGAACCAAAGTGTGAGGATTGAGGCGATTATGAACAATTTGGACGAGAACGAGCAGCTTCAGCTTTTATCTTATGCTGAATTTCTAATGCAGCAGCATAAGAAAAAAGAAGGTCGGTAGCTTCCGGATCGTGCTTTAACTGTTCAACGATTGCAAGAATTTGTTCCCGCGTTGTCATCTATTCTACCTCCAAACATTTGTTCTGTTTTGATAATAACACGTTAGATTCAAAAAGAAAGGGGGAATTTTTATGAGAGTACCATAAACGGGACTGTGCTCGCCGATGTTGCACAAATCGTGCCGCAAATTTTAATCGGCAGGGGCGATTTCTCACCCCCGCCTAAGACGGTGGAGAAGCATCGGGGAACCGTCCTGAATAAAGCATAGCATTTATGCCGCTCTAATCAATACTCATAAAATAGCATTCGCTAACATTCTTGTTTTTTCGCCATAAATAAATGAAGAAGGTGATACCCATTGATGTTATATGAGCGTTTACGCGCCATGAAAGGCGATATGACGGCGCAGCAGATAGCAGACAAAAGCGGCGTACCCGTTGCAACGGTAAACCGTGTGCTTCAGGGCTTAACTGAAAATCCGGGGTTTGATACGGTCTGCAAACTGGTGAAGGCCATGGGCGGGAGCCTGAACGATCTGGACGAGGATAAGGTGTGTGAGCCGGAAGGATCGACGCAGCTATACGAAAGAGGTTTAGAGTACAGGGAGCGGAAGATAGAGGATTTGGAGCAGAAGATAAAGAAGCTGGAACGCATAAAAGCAATAATAGTGGTATCTATCCTTATAGCAATGGTAGTGGCAATGGGCTTATTGGTATATGACATAATGCACCTCGATAGAGGGTGGATAATAAAATAAAGAATCCCCCGTGCCGAATTAGAGGGCGGCAACAGGGGATAAGGCGGATGCTTCTCCGCCTCCGATTTTAACACAAAAGGGAGGTTTTGGCAATGGCAAAGCAAAGTGACGGCAGATACCGGGCAAAAGTCACAGTTGGGCGGGCTGACGGCAAGAGCATAGTAAAGTACGTTTCCGGGCGCACAAAGAAGGAGCTGGAGACCGCGAAGGAGGCGGTCAGGCAGGAGTTCATCACCGGGCGCACCGCACAGAAGGACGCGCTTTTCGGCCCATACGCCATACAGTGGTATAACGTCTACAAAAAGCCGAGCATAAAGGAATCGGCGCAGAGCGGATATAAGACGGCGCTCAACAAGCACATACTGCCTGTTCTGGGGGACAAGCGGCTCACCGCAATATCCACTATGGATTTGCAGGAGCTGCTTAACTCCAAGGGCGATACGTGCGTAACCATAATCGAAAATGTACATCATGTGTTAGAATCCGTCTTTAAGCGGGCATACTCCGAGGGGATAATCCAGCGGGACGTTACCGTGGGGCTGGTCAAGCCCACGAAAGAAAAGTCAAGCCGCCGGGCGCTGACGGAAGCAGAGGAAGCGGCGGCAAAGAAGCTGATGCAAGAGGAAAACGGCCTGCTGGTGGCATTGCTATACTATACCGGAATGAGGCTCGGTGAAGCCCTCGGCCTGCAATGGGAATGTGTAGATTTCAGGAAGAAGGTCGTACACGTCCGGCAGCAGGTCAATTTAAGGAAGGGCATGATAACCCCGCCCAAGACGAAGGAGAGCATACGGGATATACCCCTGCCGGACGAGCTGGCGGAAATGCTCGTGCGGGGATTCCCGCAAGCGTTTGTGTTCCCTGCCCCCGATGGCACATACTACCGCAATTCCTCTTCGAATAGGCTATGGCGTTCGCTGATGGAGCGCATGGCAGAGTTGGAGCCGGACATTGAAACGAGAGAGGACGGCTCCTCCGTTCTCACGCCGCACTACTTCCGGCATAATTATGCATCAATACTGTATAATGCCGGCGTTGACGTGCTTTCCGCGCAGAAATTCCTCGGCCACGCCAACGTAAAGGTAACGCTTGAAATTTATTCACACCTTTCAAAGGAAAAAGAGGACGCGAGTGCGGGCGCAGTTATGGACGCTTTCAAAAAAAGGTTGCCGGAAAGTTGCCAGAGCGAAAGCACAAAATGAGCACAAGCAATCAAAAAAGCCCTAAATACCTAAGAAAAACGCCCGTGCAACACAGGCGTTTTTGATGTTTGGTATCCGGCGGCTACCCGTTTTTTATTCAGTTCCTTGCAGTTTCTCGTCCGTAAAAAGCGGCTGTCTATCTATATTTTTCGTTTACGCTCGTTTTAGGGTTTGAAATAAAAGGTTGCCAGAAAGTTGCCGGAAGGTTGCCAGTTACGCAGTAAAATATTTTTCAACCTTGAAATCCTTACCGTCTATATCGTTAATGAAATCTTTTGCAAGGCTGAAATAAAACTCCGGGTCTTCCCCCCTGCCTACCATTTCGGCAGTATCATGGCTGTCGTTGTAGTACATATTCATGCACATGTAGTATTTGCATACCGCCGTTATGCCCTTCGTCGCCAGAAACGCCTTGATGGTATCATAGTCCCATTTCTGACCGTATGGGCGCATACCCTTGACTATCTGCCGCGCCTCTTCGGGAGTTATCCGATATGCTATCTCTTCGAGGCAATACATTGTTTCCTTGTACACCTCCGGCAGGCGATCCTTTACCGTGTGCATCATATCAGAGAGTGCATCAGTCACTTCCGTCATATCGGTGTGCCTTTCGGATATCAGGCGTATGATCTCCTTAAAGCTCATTACTCTGCGCCTCCGTCAATGCTTGCAAGGCCGTTAGCGGGTGTGCAAGTTTTATTGAGCAGTTTAAAGCTGCCACCAGTGGCGTTGGTTTTGACGATGGTAGCATACCTGGTGCGGGTGCGTATAGCGCAGGCTGTGACCTGGGCGCAGCAGCTATCTATCAGCGGGTACTGTTCCGTGCCGGCGCCTATGGTGACAAACACGGGCGCGGTTATAGTGGTAGCCGCCGGGATAGACTGAGCTACCACGATGCAGTATTTCTGATTATCGTTATAGTTGCCTGCCGGGAGGTTGATTATCAGCCCGGTTCCCGCCGTGAAAGTAACGGCCTGGGAGATTATAAGGTTGGGGCAGAGTTTGCATACATTTTTACAAGCCATTTTTATTATGCTCCTTTCAAAAATCAAGGGGCAGCATACGCCGCCCCGATATATCACGGCATAGCCGGAATTAGCAGTAGCAGCCGCAATTATTGCCGCAGAAGGGAGAGTTCCCCGCGTTGTAGGTGTAACCGTTGGGATAGCGGACTACTCCGTACATACGGTTATCCATCTCAAGGCTGGACACTTTGTCCCTGAGAGCCTGCATTTCGTTCGCCTGTATCAGGGAGCGGGTGGCCTCGGCCTCGGCGTGGATAGCAGTGGTTATGTCGCAGGTGTTCTGGTTCATCTGCGCTGAGAGGTTGGCTATACCGAGCCTCTGTTCACAGCAGCAGTTTGCGAGCTGGCTGGACAGGTTTCGTCCTTCGGTGGTGATAGCGTTGTTCAGCGCGAAGGTGGAATCACATATACCGTTGCCGATGTTAGTCAAGCGGTCATTGATCTGGCCGAATTGCTGACCGAAGAGAATTTCCTGCTGAGACGCAGCGGTGGCATACTGTCCAAATTCGCCCTGGCGGTTCCAGCCGCCAAAGCCGCCGCCCATCATAGCAAAAAGTATGATAAGGGCGAATATCCAGAAGCCTCCGTTGAAGCCGTCAGTCTTGCCATCAGTTACCGCGGCTATATCCGCGAGAGAGGGCATATTATCCATAGTTCTAAAGTTCCTTTCGATTTATATTCCAATCCCGTGCGCGCTTCGGGTAATGGTCTACCTTAATTCAGAAAGAATATCCTCGGGGTCTATCCCGTATTGCTTGCAGGCCGCATAAAACATCTGTTTAGGGTCGCCGTTGCCTATCATCTGCTTTATCTTTTGCATTTGCCCGGGAACGGACATCATCTGTTTAGCCTGCGCTATCATTTGTGGGTTGAGTTTCCTCGGACTTCCTCCGCTTAGCATTTGTAGTATCGGGTTTGGCATTTATCATTTCCTCCAATCTGGCTATTCTCTGTTCAAGGCCGTTCACATCGACAGGCGGAGCGGGTTTATACGGGGTTATGCTGTAAGGCGAGAGAGAGGGGAACCCCGCCCCATCCGTTGTTTTAAGCCACACTATGGGGGCCGTTTCGTCCAACAGAAGAACGGAGCTATTAGGGGGCATTTGATACGCCTTTGCGCCGCCCTCGCCGTTCACTTTGACTACTTCGGTTCGCTGATATTGGGTTTGTTGGTTAAAATAAGGTTGGTATGGATACACTGTTTCACGCTCCCTTCTACCTGAATTTTGGCATAAAAAAAGAGCCGATAGGACTGCTCCCATCGGCTATTTATCGGCTATTTACAGTGCGTTTTCAGTTGTTTTTCGGCAGCCTTGCACCGCCTTCGTATCTGGTCATATTCAAGGGGTATTTCAAATTTAAGCTGGTACTCGCCCGTCAGAGCGTCGTATGGCACCCCGTCTAAAAGGCGGCGGGTTATCAGCCAGCGGTCTTTTTCGTTATGTATCCATTCGTGTATGAGTGCTTCCCACTCTGACCGGGGGCGGGAATTGAGCAGGGTCTTGTCCATATAATAAGAGGCCGCTTCTCCAAAAGCCTACACCTCCTTTATACAAGATTTGCCCCCGACGTTTGCCGGGGGCTATTGAAAGGGAATCCCGTCCGGGGGCTACTGTTTGTTGTAGTTTGCCGAGGATATGCCCAGCACCGCGCCGAGGAACGTGTCAACGGCGGTGATAGTGCCGACTATCTCCTCAGGGTAGGGAAGGCTCCAAATACCCGCGAGGGCGAAATAGAGAGTGCCTATGGCGGGGAGCCAGATCAGGGCGATTGCCTTGAGAATGTCGTATACCTTGTTCGAGAGTTTCATGTTTTTCCTCCTTTAGTTGTTGTGTGCTTCAAGCCTGTCCAGCCGGTGGTGGGCGCTTTTCGCGCTTTCCTCCACCCGCGTCACGCGGCGGTCTATGCCCTCGACCTTGCTGGCCTGCGCCCGCATATCGAGTTTGATATCGTCCACGCCGCGCTTGATGTAGTCCACGTCCGATTTAAGCGCGGTGTCAATGGCGGTGTCGTGTGTAGCCGCATCAACCGCGTCCTTTCTCGCGGTCTTTATGTGAGCCAGCCAGCCCAGCAAAATGCCGCTCAGTCCCGTTACTATTGCCCATATCCATTCTTTGGTCATGGGTGCTCCTCCTTATTTTTTTAGTGTGCCTACATAGATTTTGCCGTCCACGGATACGGTAGCCTGCAACACGTTCGGTAGCTCTGTCGGTGTCATGCTGTGTGCCTGGCAAAACGCCCGTATGGCCGCAATGGTGTTTTTGCCCGCTATGCCGTCAGGGTCCCCCGCGTCATAGCCCAGGGCGTTAAGGGCGGTCTGTAATGCCTTGATATCGTCGCCCCGCATCATGGGGCTCGTCAGGGTTATGATCTTTCGCGCCTTCACCTCCTCCTTTTCTTCCTCCTGCTGGAGCAGGGCAAGCCGCCCCCAGTGCGTCCAGTTGCCATCGGACAGCTTGCGCTTACATACGCCATCGTCACGGCCTTTCGCCTCTATGGTGTAGCCATCGCCGACGTATACGCCAACGTGAACCATTTTCTTGCTGCTTTCGCTGTACTTGAATACGAGGTCGCCCGGCCATATGGGGGTTTTCCCGACGTAGCCCCTGTTTTCGTCGCACATACGGTAAAGCCCCTGTGCGTTGGTGTCGCCCTTCATCCAGTGCCTTATGTCGCTAATGTAGTGTACGATGAGGCCAGAACAGTCGAATGCGTAGAGAGGCCGTTTTTCGGCCTTCTCCATGAATTTCACGGCGCGGTTGTAATTCGTGTCGCTGGTTTCGCGCCGTTCTATCCATGCGTAGGGGTCGCTCATGCTGTCAACCTGCTGCCCCTGCGCCCCCCAGACGTACATATCCCCGACATGACTTTCGAGGTATTCTATGAAGCCTGTTACTCTGCTCATCTGCGTTTACCTGCCACCGCGAGGCCAAAGCCTATCAGGGCGATGGATACCGCATACGCGAGGACGGAGGCGCCGCCGGTCTTGGGTATCACCACGGGATTTTTTGCAATGGGCTGTTCGGCGGGCTGCGCGGCGTTAAAATAGTAGGTTTTGCTTACAGTCCTGTTTTTCTGCATGGCGTTGTAAAGTTCTTCGGCGGTGGTGGCGTTGTCGTAGGCCTTGTCCTTGACGGTGACGCGGAGAGCGGCGGGCTGGTCGGTAACTATGCCGCTCAGGTAATATGTGCCAGCCTCCAATCTCAGGTCGTTTGCGTCCAGTTTTACGCCGTCCAGCTCGATTACAAGCTCCATGTCGGTCAAGTCGTAAAACCGGGGTATGCCCAGGTCAACCTTGAGCAAAAACAACTCGTTGTTGACGTAGGTTTTGGATACCGCCTTGCCGGTCTGGTAGTCCAGCGCGGTTATATCCAGGGTTACGGGGTCTGCGGCGTAGGCTACGGTGCAGAGGCACAGCATGAGCATAACCGCGAGGATACAAGTGAGTTTTTTCATTTTGATTTATCCTTTCTATTTTTTAGTACCGTATCGGTACAAATTTAACTTTGAATCTCTGTCCATTTCGCACTGCCCGCCTTGGGCTTGTAGACGGTGGACTTGATGTGCTGCTCGGTGCATTGCCACGTTTTGCCGTTGTAGGTCACTATGGTGTCTACCTCAATCACCGTGCCGTCCTCGATGTCGCCCCACGCGGGATAGGTCACGGTCTGCACCGCCCAATATGTGCCGAGGTTTTCGGTAGGGGGCTTGTTGCGGCTGTATCTAAGGGCGACATATCCGCCCTCAACTGTGTCTCCGGCTATGTAGCGGGTCTCAGCGTCCCACGGTGCGCCCTGCGTGGGGGTGGGGGTAAGCCCTGCCCGCGCCGCCGTCAACACCTCTACAAGGTCGGTCTCGTGCGCCTCGATTTCCGCTTTACGCACGGCTACCAGCGCCATAAGTTCACTGCGCGTCATTCACATTCACCCCCAGCTCCGCAAGCGCGTCTATATAGTCCTGCGTGGTGGCCTGCGCCTCATGCTCCGTCCAGCTCTGGACTATCGCTTCGCCGCTGTCCTCCCATATTTCGGTATAATAAAAGCCCTCCTTTGAGGGCATGGGGGAACGGGTCACAGGCTTATAGCCCAGCTCCTTTATTGCCGCATCGTCATTGGTGGAGAGGTGCGCCCCTGCGGGGTGCGTCACACCGTTGATTATAAGCGGCGACTTCAACTCAACCGGTAGGCGTAAACATTCGGGATACCCGCCCACCAGCTTGGCATAGTTTGTGTTTAGCATTGTATTGCTCCTTTACATATTACGTTGTTATCCATGAGCGTTGGCCGGCTGCCGAATTGGATACGTGTACAGTGCAGTTTTTAGTAACGGCATACGCATAGCTGACACTCTGAAACGATGATGCGCTTGCTACAACCACGTCATCCACGGTTATATCCAGTTGGCTTGTGCTCTCGCTACGAGCACGGAGAATGATTGTCGCACCGGAAGGAACGGTGTAAATTGTGGTTGAGTTACTAACCGGAAGATCTAAACCGTTTACTGTTACAAGTCCGGCAACCGGTATATAGTTCGTAGTAACCGTATAAGTGACGCCATCAGGAGTCAAAAACACACCGTTGACAGGAGTAATAAACTGTTCTCGGATAACATCATACACTCCGGCAGCACCATCGCTATTACGTATACAAGGTACACATTCCGAAACAAGGATATTGTTCTTCCACACCTTATAACCGTATATCGTACCTTGAGCTGCTGCCCCATTGTACCACCCGTTGTTGGCATCGCCCATGCGTAATAATGCAAGTTTTACATTAGAACCATTGTATGCTGACCACAGTTTACTCTCTATTTGTGCTCCGTCTACAAAGAGTTTTTCAGTTTGATTAGCGTACTCTACGCGCACGGTATTACGATTACCAACTGCAACAGAGCTATCGCCACTTATACCATATTTACTACTGGTGAAAAACTGCATATAGCCATTGCAACCTTGATACACCTGCGCCTGCGAAGGAAATAACCCGTCTATTTCTAACACATAGTTATCGGACTTATTAACCACAAACCCGGTATCAATGTACTGTGTACCTGTGCCTTTTATCCACGCAAGGAGGGTAAATCCACTTGGCAGTAAGCCTCCCCCTGCCATCATCATTCTGCGCCGTAAGGCAAACTGCAATGGTATCATAGCGCGTAGGCGCTTTTTATTTTACGGAGGCTGCCCCCCCCCGATAGAATTATTTTACACATAGTATGCTCCTTTTTATTCTTGCCATGCTACATAGCGGTAAGTGCCGGTAAAGTAAACTTGATCATCCGAGCCGACCTTAACGTTTGCAATCGTGAACCCGCTGTCGTTCACAGTAAACTGAACGGATGATGCGTTCATATACCATGTATCCATGTCAAAACATAATACGTTGCCATCGTATGTACTCAAAACATGAAATTGTAATGCTGATTCCGCCCTCTCTGACGCTATAAACACCGCAACATGGTCGGGTCTAAAGCCTGTTTGAGCAGATATTGATATTGTTGTCAAATGGGAATTTCCCGCATCTATCGTTCCCGTTGCTATATTTTTCGCCTTTGCCATGTTGCTCATCAGCCTCCTTCGTAGCATAGGTATCATGCGCTCACAACCTCCTGTACTGCCCACACGCCATTGTATACATCAAATTCATAGGTCTTGTTTGCCTCTATTGCCGGGGCCGCGCCAATGAATGTGCCGCTAAATGACACTGATACACTACTACCCGTAGTAAATTTACCGTGCGCCCAGCCGGATGTTGGCGGGGTAAACACATACGTACCTACAGGAGAGGATACGTTATATATAGTGTTTTCGGAGAGAGGAATAGTAGAGCCAGATAAGTTTTCGTCGATGCTGGGCGATTTCACAAAGTCGTAATTGACAATATTCCAGTAATTATTTGGGGATGAATTAAGTGTGACAATACCATCAGAGGATAAATAACCCATTTCTATAGTGGTTGCGTCTTGAATCCTAATCAACGTCATAACCGCCGTATCGCCCGATGCAAAACGACCTATAATATTCTTATTAGCATTATACGCAGCATATATTTCCGCTAATGTTTTATCAGGTGTGAACGTGCCTTTCAAAAGTCCTGCTGTATTTTCTGTGAATGTTACAACAAATGCCTTTGCATCGTCTGGTGTAGCGTAGTCCGTGCCACCTTCGGCCTGTGCCACTTTGCCGTTTGCGCCCTTGAGCAGGCCGTTAATGCTGGTCGCGGTGTCGGCGGTTATCTCGTTAGGGCCAGCGGGGCCCTGTTCGCCCTGTATGCCGGGGTCGCCTTTCGCTCCCGTATCGCCCTGCGGGCCTTTGATGCTGGTACTTGCGGGGTTATCCAGTCCGCCGTTGTTGCTCCATGAGAGTATGCCCTCAGCAGAGACGGCGGGGGTAAAATACGGGCCGGTGTCGCCCTTCGCGCCGTCCGCGCCCTTGGGGCCTTGGATACCCTGCGGGCCTTGTTCACCCGTATCGCCCTTCGCGCCGGGGTCGCCCTTTGCGCCGGGGTCGCCTGTGGCTCCTTTTTCGCCCTGCGGGATGCCGAACTCAAAATCAAATACCTTTGCGGTGTCCGTGCCGCTTGCCGTTACTTTTACGGTGGCGGCAGCTCCGGCGGTGAGGGTGTTTGCCGTAGCAGTGGGCGTGCCAAACCCTGCGGCTGTGCCGGGGTCGCCTTTTGCGCCGGGGTCTCCCTTTGCTCCGGGGTCACCCTTGGCTCCCTGCTCTCCTTGTATGCCTTGTTCGCCTTGTATGCCCTGCAAGCCCTGCGGGCCTTCGGGGCCTTGGATACCTTGTTCGCCCTGCTCACCCTGCGGCCCTTTTATGTCGGCTTCGGGGGGATTGTTCAGACCGCCGTTATTGCTCCACGAGAGTATGCCCTCTGCGGATACCGAAGGGGTAAAGTACGGGCCGGTGTCGCCTTTAACGCCCTGTTCCCCCTTTGCGCCGGGGTCGCCTTTCGGGCCCTGCTCACCAGTCGCGCCCTGTTCTCCCTTGGGAACGCCGAACTTAAAGGCAAATACCTTTGCGGTATCTGCGCCGGAAGCTGTCACCTCTACAGTAGCGGGGGTTCCTGCGTCAAGGATGGTCGCCGTGGCGGTGGGTGTGCCGAATCCGGCAGCTTCGCCCGTAGGGCCTTGTTCGCCCCTTGCCCCCGTGTCACCCTTCGCGCCGGGGTCTCCCTTTGCGCCCGTATCGCCTTTAGGGCCAGTGGGGCCTTGCTCACCTTTTGCGCCCTGCAAGGGGCCGTTGTTTACCCACTTGGAATTTACGCCGTCCCAGATATATATATCATACGGTTCGCCCGCGCCCACGCCGTAAGCGTCACCAGCGGAGGGGTTAGATACTCCGGCTTGTAATGCGGAGAGGGAAGCGTAATAGCCCAACACGGCAAATCCTTCGCCCGTGTCGCCTTTGGCTCCCTGTGCGCCCTGTGGCCCCCGTATATTGACTGTGGCGGGGTTTTCCAGCCCGCCGTCATTACTCCACGATAAATCGCCGTCAGCGGTCACAGAGGGCGTATAGTGCGCTCCTGCGGGGCCTCGTTCGCCTGTGGCTCCCGTATCCCCCTTGGGGCCCGTTTCTCCCTTGTCTCCGGGGTCGCCTTTAGGCCCTTGGATACCCTGTTCACCTTTGGGGCCAGTGGGGCCCGTTTCTCCTGCGGCTCCTGTGTCGCCTTTATCGCCTTTCTTGCCTTCGGGGCCTTGGGGGCCGACGGGGCCAGCGTCGCCCTGCAAGCCTTTCTTGCCCTCCGGGCCTTGCGGGCCGGTAGGGCCTTGCTCACCACGGGGGCCTTGCAAGCCTTGTATACCCTGTTCGCCCTTGGGGCCTTGTATTCCTGCGGGGCCTTGTACACCCTGCGGGCCTTGGAGGCCTATGGGGCCTATTTCACCCTTTTCACCCTGCGGGCCTGTGGGGCCTGTGGGGCCTGTGGGGCCTGTCGCGCCTAACGCCTGGGATACTAAGTCCTGCACCTCGGCAAGAAGCTGTTCCGCCACACTGGGGGTGGGAAGGTTGGAACCGGGAAGGTCGGCTATTATCTCAATGGGCCGCGTTCCCGTCCACTTGGCTATGATGTTCTTTTCATCGTTCGCCAGAGTGGCTAAAAGTGTGAGGTTCATCATGCCCCGCTTGCCCGTAAACAGCGGCGTGATATGCCATGTAAGGGTTATATCTTCCCCCACATCTTTATACAGCACATACCTTGCTTCCGTGCCGTCCATGGGCCAGTACGCCTTTATGGTGAACCCTGCGGCGGCAAGGTCTACATCACGGGCATCTAAGGGTATGCTGATAGTGACGGTATCCGCCAGACTTTCACCCTCGATAACAAGGGACTGTATAGGGGTGGTGAGAAGATACTTTCCGTCAACCGTTATTCTGTGCATTGTTCGTCCTCCGCAAGTTTTTCTAAGGCCAGAATACAGCCTAATTTCGCGTCTAAGTCCGCTTTCGCTACAACGGGTATAGAAGTATTAAGTGTGCGTATTATCGCTTGTATAACGGCTTTCTGTTCGTCTGTCATATATCCGTAGCTCCTTTAAATCTGTCATCATGGGTTTTGATATAGTTATAAACAACCTGATACAACGTTTGTCCTTCGAGCGCGGACGGGCTAAAATAGTCAGTGTAATCGGTCGAGTTTTCGCCATACTCTTCGGAAGGATAAACGATGTCCTCTACTCGAATCTTCACCGCCGCGAAAGTTATAGGATTTGCACCCGCCAGCCGTGCTTCCTGCGAAAAATAAGGATTGACTGTCGCGTCAACCCTTTTGTTTACTCTGTCTATCTTAACATCATCTATTACCCAATAATTTACGGGAACGCCCTCTTTTGTAGTTTTAGGTAGATACAACGCCATATCTTTCCTCCAATGCTGATAATCTCCGGTTTAAGTCCTGCACATAAGGCAATAACAACTTGGGCAATCCGCCCTCGTAATCAACGGCGCACGGGACATCTTTGCCATTGATTTTTTCGGTTATAGCGAGTTCGGGGCATACCTTATAGACTTCTTCGGCTATAAGCCCGTAATCCTGCTTACCACTGGATTTCCATGTGAACTTACGGGGACGTAGAGCGTTCACTTTTGCTATACAATCCAACCCCGCATCTTGAATATTCTCCTTGCGGCGTATCGAGGAGGAAGCATAGCCTATATATCCTCCGCCTGATGCCGCCCATCGTAGCGTATAAGTGTTGACAGAATAATCATAAATTTGATCACATTGCAGATAACCTTTAGTAAATATAGTAGCACCGGCGTTAATAGAATAATCAACTCCCAGCGTAACAAGCCCGCTTTTTTGGCCTGACAGGGTTATTTGACCAAGCTTTAACTTACCTCCACTTTGCCCTGAGTACAGCGAACAAGTATTGCCTTCAAGGTAACTGCCGTGTATATCGAATCCCGCAATCGTACCGCCTGATGCCTTAAGGTTGCCGGTGGTCACTGAGCCGCTTATGGTGGCGTTTACGCACGTCATCTTGCCGTTTGTATCTATCTTGAAGTTGTTGTTCGCCGTGACAACGCCGTTAAGGTTTATCTTTGACGCGCTTATTGATACCGCTTCCGAGCTTTGATTTATGGTGGAAATAATATTGTCCTTGGTGACGGTGCTCGACAATCCCTCGGCGGTTATTTCAAGCTGTGTCTGCATATTCTGCGTCCATGTGGTAGGCATACATACGGTGTTATCTACCACCCACGCCGAGCCAGTGTAACGCTTTATTTCCTTTGTCGAGGGATTGTACCAGTATTCGCCCTCCTTTGCGCCCGTGGGCGTGGCGGTCTGGTTGTATTTAGGGGAGATGACCGTCTGCCACGCGGAACCCGTCCATACCTTTATCTTGCCATCGTTGTACCATTGATACCCCGTATTCGCGGTTTTCTGGTCATCGTCCCACCCTAAAGAGGGGTCGGTGTCGGATTCAACAGGGGTCAGGAAAGCTACCCGTGTGACCGTCTGCTTCATTCCCTCAACGGTCATTTCTATTTCATGGGCTGCGCGTCCGGCTATGAGTGTCCGGCGGTTCTCCGCGCTTATGGCGGGGCGCAGAGGGGAGCCGGAGCTTATGTACTGTATCCTTGCCCTGCCCTTAAAGGTCAAGTCCATGCGGTAAATGGGGAAGGTATAAGTCCCATCGTCCGTGACTACCTTTATCATGTCGCCCGTTTCCAAAGACCAATCGCCCTTTGCGTCCAGCTCGACAGGCGTAAACGCCGCAAAGGAGTTTAAGCGGTTATAGATTACCTCTGCATAAGGTCTTATCTGTGCATCGGTATAACCATACAGCATAGGGCAGTCTATTATCTGATAAGCGTTCGTCCCCGTGCCGACTATTACGCCTATGTCCTTTTCGGAAGCGGCTACCTGTAATTTGTCTATCTTGGCTACCTGATACTCCGACACCACGGCGTTATAATAGTCTGCGGAATTGGCGGTCTTATTAAAGGTAACATCGGTATCGGTGAACCACGCCAGTTCACATACCCCGCTTCGGGATATGCGGGCAAAGGAACACGCCGCCTCGGCTATCCATTGAAGAACTTCCCGACAGAGAACATCTTGCGTCCTGAACAGCGGCGAATCAAAGGTTTTCCCAGAATTGGGGAAGTCTGCCGTTGAAGCAGGTACGCCGACATGAGCGCAAAGCGAGGTGAAAATATTTTTTAGCGTAGTAGGATACGAAAGAGAATTAAGAAAAGCATCTGCGCTCACATCAAATTTTACCATTCTGTCATGGGCGGTGATGCTTATTTTTTTAGGTTTGAGTTTGTCGGGCTTTTCGGAGATAAACACGCCCAGAGGAACATATTCGTATTCTTCCCCCACGAGTACGCCTATCGAGGCGGTAAACTCCGTGCCGTCAAAGTTAAAAGAGGATAGCCCCCCGTCAAAGTTAAGGAGTTCTATCCCCAGCTCTGCGGAACAGGCCGCGCCTATCGTCAGTTCTTCGTCCTCGAAAGCCATGCTTGAATAGGTCAAGCCGGAGATTGAGAGGTTTTGTTCCGCTATCTGATTTTCGCCGAATGTCAGCTTTAGCTTTTGGGGCTTGCCCGACATTATGGCGTTACGAAAGCCTGTGCTTACTGTGTACATTTTGCCTCCAATAAAAAAGACACCCGAAGGTGTCACGGAGTATTTATCTTAATGAGCCGATAATTCCGAGTAAAAGCAATATGCCGAATGCGATTAGAATTTTGGTCAGGCAACCGCTCTTCTTAGGTTTACCGCCCAGATATACATTAAATCCGCCGCTGCCTGTCGGCGCGTTCTTTGTCGTTTCAGTTTCCGCCGGAATGGCATCTGCGCCTGTGGTTATTATCTTTGCGGAACCCTCTGCGTGTCCGTACAGTCCATACCCGCGCTGGAACCAGAGAGAAATTTTCGCGCTATCCCGCCTGTCTTTTATGGCTATTCGTGCTTTAATGGCTTCATTCCTCGTTCTTATGTCAAACACGTGCCTGCCTACCGGGCATTCTATAAAACTGCGTTCGCCCAAACCGAGCCGACACACTTCTTCACCGTCCTCGCTGACTACAATTTGTTCGGCGTATGAACCTTCCAACTCCGGGCGTTCTATTATCACATTGGGTTCGAGTATCGTTGTTTTTACACGTTCCAAGCCCTCTTGTGCCTCCTGATTGTCCATGTCAATATCAAGAGCACGGTCGTAATATTTTTCGGCGTCATCAAGCATTTGCCGTTCTTCGTAGTCTTTCGCTCTTTTGAGAATGTTATTGATTTCGGACGAGCGATTTATATTTACCGTTCCGCTCACTTTCTGTACGGCATCGGCGATCATTATCTTGGTTCCGCAATAATTACAGAAACCAAATTCCCTATCCTGATCTAACTCTATATCGGCATTACAGTTCGGGCATTTAAGAGCTATTATTTTCATAACAAAACCCCCTAAAGATATGTAATTTCATTATTACGCCTTTAGGGGGAAGTGTCAATACTCTATTACCGTCATGCTCAAGGAAATATACGCCTTGTTCTTATCACCTTCGGGGAACCAGATAATTTCTTCTTTCCTGTCGCCTACATAAAACGTGCCGGAATAGTTACCCGTAAGGGTCTTAGGGTTCGGACAGGTAAAAGGAAAGCTGTCCGAATCGACAGCCTGCAATATCGCCGAGCACAACTCCCATGTCAGCACGTCCCACGACAATTCAACGGTCAGCTTCTGCGCTACCATTGTTCGGTTGAGTGTGCCGGAAGCGTCTCTTTCAGCCTCCGTGTCGAGGTCAGCGAGTGTCATATTCAGTTTAGAGGGGTCGGGGAGCGTATAGCTCCCCACCTTTAAGCCTATATCATATCTATACATCACACATTACCTATGGCAATATTGTTCATATTGACCGATTGATTGACTATCCTGCCCAGCTTCGCAGAGGGGTACAGTGCTATCTCCATATCCTTATCCGCTATTCTCTTGAGCAGGGCTATGATGGTTTGGGTATCCTTATCGTTCAGCCCGCCCATTATGGATTGCAGCTTATCAAGGGGGGCTATGACTTCGGGATTGTTCTTGGCGTTGGCGTATTCGCCTACCCTTGCGAGGGTATCGCCATAAGCAAGGCCGCCCTGCGCCAGCAAGGGGATAGTTTTAAGGGTAAATAATTGTTTGTCTACGCCCGCGAATATCGTTTTGCCGCCAATAACAAGAGGATCAATGGTAATGTGCATCTTCTCATTTACCCAGTTGATGAGCTTGTTCATCAGCGATATAGCAGCGTTAATGGCTTTCTTGAACACGTCCTTAAACGCGAGCTCAACTCCGTCCATAGCAGAAGTCCACTTTTCTTTTGTGAACCACGGCTCAACATTCTCACGGAACCATTTCACAATGCCTAAAGTGTTCCACCATTCAACGACGGCCTCCCATTTCTCTCCGATGCCTTCTTTCATGCCTTCACCGGCTTCTGCCCACTTTTCTTTAGTCAACCACGGCTGAACCTTTTCCTCGAACCACTTGGCGATACCAGTATTCTCCCACCACTCCTTGAAGCTGTTCCATTCTTCGCGGAGGTTATCTAAACTAAGGGTTGCTCCCTCGGTGTTAAGGCGAACCTGTTTCTCGTTTTCAGGCTGGAGGTTTTCCCACCATTCCCTTATCTCGTTCCAATCCCCAACCGAATTTTTTTGTTCGATAAAAAAGTTAGCGCGTAAAGTCTTTCTATCATCCTTGACTTGCGCCCAATCTATAAGCTTTTTCGATTGGTCGTCAGCCGGTTCCGCCGAAATTACACTTTCAACATGGATAACCTTTGCACCATACTTATTGGTTTTACCTGTGTCGTATGTTTTCTTTTTTGAGCCGCGCATTTGGCTAATCTCAAACGGAGTTCCTGTTATCAGGGTATCAGCGGCGGCAAGCACAGTCTTAAAGAGTTTCCATGCTTTCTTAGCTATTGATTCCCAATCAATATTTTCAAGCATTTCCTGCAACTTCGAGCTTACCTCGTTCCAGTTCGTTGTTTCTATAATACCTGTCAGAAAATCAAGAACACTGCCTATCTTCGCCTCTATAACATCAGCGGTCGCGGCTGCATCCCAATCTTCCACAAAGCCATTGATAAAATCGCCTATGCCTTTTCCGAGGTCGCTCCATTTGATACCTTTGAGCCACTTTGCAACAACCTTCATAGCAAGGTTAAACCCGTTGGCGAGGGTGTTGCCGAGCTTACGGAAGTTGAAGTTCTCTATAAAGCCGTTTACCGCTTCTACGATATTCTGAACGGTTTTCAGTATCTTAGGTCGGAGCTTATCTATCCAACCGTTGAGCTGGCTTACTGCGGTATTTAAGCCTTGTGCAATGACTGTACCTACACCTTTCCAGTCTCCGGCTTTTATGGCGGCTTTAAGTTTATCCATCCATTTGGAAACATCGGTCGGAAGCATACTCTCAACAGATGTTTCCTTGAACATGCCGGAAGTATCCGCGCCTCCTGTTCCGCCACCGTCTTTCTGCTGCTGAATAAGGTTGATCTGGTCGAATCCCGCAAGAGTGCCTTTCAGATCTTTTGCGGCTTTGTTGGATTTATTAAGGGATTTTGCGTAATCCTGCTGCACATACACCGCCTTTGTAAAGGTGGAATCGCCTCTGAATTTTGCGAACAGTGCGCCCAGCATATTAAACAAACCGGCTACCGCCTGTATTATCTTGTTTATTACCGGAAGTATGGATTGCAGAGCAGGAAGCAGCATAGCCGCTATACTGTTTTTGACATAAGTAAAACCGCTTTGCAGCTGGGACATGGCGGCGTTGGCCTTACTACTGGCCTGCACCATATTATTCATACCTTCGGTAGTTCCCATGATTAAGGCATTGATACTTCGCCATATAATCATACGCGACAGTATCTTTGTCACAGCCTTTCCCATTTTAGAGAAACCAGAAGTAATATCTTTTACTTTGGTTTTAACCGCATCTACAGCCTTGCCGAATACTTTCTTTACAGCTCCGCCTATTTTCGATACGACAGCTCCGACTTTTGCTTTTATCCCTCCAAAAGCCGTGACGATCTCGCCAAACTTCTCTTTGATTGTCCCGACCTTTTCCCTGAATGCATCGAACTTACTGCCGGCCCCTTCCGTCTCACCTTGTATTTGTTGCATTTTTTGAATGGCTTCATCAATACTCGGAATCCAGTTTTTATCTTTTCCCCTGAATGCCTGTGTAATACTCTTACCACCATTATCTTCCCAAAGAGCGCGACGCTCGGCGTATGCCTCGTTTGCATCAGCGCGGGCTTGCGCTTCATCCTCTGCGGCGGCGCGTATCCTTGCCGCCGTTTCCTCGGCGGCATCGGCGGCCAGCTTCGCCCAGCGTATTTCATCAGCTCGTGCAGCAGCTTCTTTTTTTGCCGTCTCTTCCGCCGCTTTATTGGCTTTTGAAAGCCTTTGTTTTGCAACAACCAACCGCGCATTGGCTTCTTCCATTTGAGCCGCGTACTTCACCCTTACGGCCTCGGTTTTGAGTGCTTCCCTTTCCGCTGTGGCCTGTGCGCGTATGGCCTTTGCGTTCTGCATACTGCCGGACTGCTTTAAGAAGCGTTTAAGGCGCGTTTCCAGTTCGGTCAAGACCTTCTCGGCGGTTGAAGCATCACAACCGACTAAAATTTGTAATTCTTCAACGACCACGGACATATCCTCCGAATTTATTTCTTATTTCATCTATCCTGTTGTCAAGGCTCCGCTCCCACGACGCAGGAACAAACAATTCTTCGTACTTCGGCAAATCGTGCTTGGACTTGGAGAACATATTGCTTATGTTGGTGGCAATAAACCTTGATACCAGCACGCTTGAATAGTACATTTCCCTGCATTGGTTTTCCTCGCGGGCTTCGATATAGTCTACAATATCAGCGGGTTCATGCTCCCAAAACTGATTTGGGAGCATTCCCGCCATGCTTGCACGTTTGAGCAAATCGTAGATTATATCGGTGAAGTCCTTTTCTATGTTTTTCTTAACGTCCTCGAACTGCTCCCTTAGCGAACGACGCTCTTTGCCACGTCCGCCGCCGCCGCCGTTATCGCCTCGGTCATTGCCGCCGACATATCCAGCTTGTTTAAGGGCTCTCTCATATAGTCCTGAATGCTCTGCCCTTTCAGGTCTACACGACCGAAAAAACCCATGCCGTAAGCGAAGTTCACCAGCTCGGTGTAAATGTCCTCCATGTAAGTACCCTGCTCCATGAGCTTGTCAAACTCATCGAACACGGCCTGCTTGCTCTTAGGTTTGGGGTTTGCAAACGACATTACCACATCTGCAAAGAAATCCAAATCGCCCTGCTCGTAAGCGGTGAGGAACTTTACTTTGAGATTAGGAGCACCTATTTTCTGTTTGAGGTCGCAATAAGCCTTGCAGGAGGCTTTAAGTTCAAATTCACCGATATTCATGTTGTTCTCCTTTATACGGGGGTAGTTACGGTTTTGCCGTTGAACAGGTCAACATAGGAAGTCGTTTCGCCCTGGAATGCGATATACACGGAATCGCCGACAAGGTTGACGGAGAATGCGCCCGTCTGGGCGTTGTTCGCCTGCTGACCACCTGCGTACATGGATACGACCTTGCCCTTGTAAAGAATACCGGTTCCGAGCTTGGTAGCATCGGAAGGGATTTCGTACTCTTCGTAAATCCAGATAACATCACCGACCAGAAGTCCCATCTTTGCCATATTGCCGGTCTCGGCGGTGAAGTCGGGAACAAAGGAATACTCGAATACGGGCATTTCCTGCTGGCCGGCAAGGTTACGCACGAAATATTCAGATATAATGTTTACGGAAACCTCGGAGGGCGAACCGCCCTTATCGGGGGTCTGGGTAAGACCGGCTATCTCGGTCTTGTTTGCCATGGTGTAGGCGTTGTCGTAAAATACGCGCTGGCCTACCGAAGCTTGATACTGTGCCATATATTTCTCCTTTTAAAAAGTTTTGGTTTTTTTGAAATAGACCACGTTGACGTGCCATTTCCCGTTTGCGTCTCGGTATGGCTCTGTCGTGCGGGTCTTGATATAGTGTTTTTCCAGCATTGCGGCGTGGAGTTTGTCAGCCAAATCGAGAACGCCTGTAAATCCCTTGGTGCTTATGTAGGTCTCGCCCCACACACCACATCTTATTGAGGTGGCGGGAAGTGCTTCGCCCTCTAAGGATTTTACCGATGTCTCCTGTGTGATGTTCAATGTCACGATAGGATACCTTTCGGGGGTCTCGTCAGATTCCGGCTGAACCTCAACTTTAAGTTTCTTGTTAAGATACTTCTGAGCGTCCTTATAGATATTCGTCATAGCAGTTTCCTTATCTCGTCCGCCACGGACTGAACAACAAAATCCTTTGCCGCGTCAAAGGCGGGCTTCATATAGGGGTGAGGGTGTGCGCCATAAACCTTGTAGAACAGTCCCTTCTTGCTTAGGACGGTCTCAAAGTTGTACTTGCTCAGGTCTGCCATGCTCTCATGGACATACCACGGGATTTTTGCCGAAGAACCCAACTCGTTATAAATACCCGTACCGTATTCTAGCGTCATAGCCTGCGGGATAGCTGCGGTATGCACCTTTCCCTTTACGGTTCCGGTTTTCTCATCGAAAATGGTAAACTCTATCGAGTTTTTCAGTTCTCCCGAATCAACGCGAACCATAGAAATCGCTATATCCGCCATTTCCTTACCGCCGCTCTCTGTCCCTTTTCGGATGGCAGACTGAATATCCGGCCTTTCAAACCTCTTTATGACTTTAACTTTGGCGTTAAACATACTTCTTTGCCGTATATGTCGAGAACCCACGGGCGGAATTTACGGATTCCACAATATAGCTCGGCGTTTCCTGCGGGTCATTCAAGCAGATTCCGTCACCCTCGACTATCTGAACAGGCCCATCGGAGGGGTCTTTGCAGATTTTGATATATTCCTTGATACGTTCGCCGTACATGGCTATATCCTCTGCGCTTCCGGCAGAGTTAGCCACAAGTTTATACCGTCTGACTAAGGCCCACTCCGAAACAACAGTCTGCCCGTTCACCGTCTCCTTAATAGGGGCAAGCACATAAACCTCCTTCTTATCCTTCGCTCTCATATACCGCTCCTAACGGGTTCATTTTGCCTTTTAAGGCCTGTTTAAGGTTCTCGGTGATATCTATATAGTTAGTGGACACTCCCGCCGCAGATTGGGAATTAAAGGCTTCTGCGCCCATCTTCCCTATCGCCTTTACCGCCGCGTCCTCTATATAGGGCTCTAACCACTTCGGAGGCTCCTTGTAGCGGGTAATGGCACACGCTACTGCGGTATACCGCTCCAAAAACATCAGGATAACGCCGTCCGGCGCACCCGTTTGAAGCTTTACGTTGTTTACCATTACCTCATTCATTTATTCCTCCTTCTTGGGGCGGCCCCGCCGCTTGGGTTCTTCTTCCTTAAACTCTCCGTCGTGTTCGTATCCCAGGGCGATAAGCTTTCTTATCGTCGCTTCGTTGGAAGTCTCAAAAAGGCCATGCACAAACTGTGCTATGGCCTTATCTTCCTTCACATCAAAGGGGATACTCGTTTTGTTCCCCTGATAGAATTTCATGGTTATTCAGTGGTGAGGTTGGTTATCTTGCCGTGGAGCCATTCGGGGCCGTAGTTCAGACCTACCTGTCCGAATATCTCACCCTTCTTGCCCGCTCCGTTCTTAGCCAGTTCCTCAAAGAAGAAGTTGCCCTTGCCGGGGGTGGGCTGCTCTACAAGATGCACTACATCACGACGGAAAAGAAGTATCTGGTCTTTGGGCATGGCGCGGGAAAGAACTATGCCTACATCGCCAAAGTCGGTGATAAGGCGGGTCACGTTCACACCGGCCTCCATGCGGGAATCCGGCATCTGCATGGAACCCTCATACAGCGCGGAAATAGCCGCCTTCTGGAAGGAATTGCACATCAGTATCATGCCGTTCACGTCGCCGCCGTTGTCGAAGATGGACTTGACCAGTGACTTTATCATGGCCTTGGTCAGCGCGGCAGCGGTAGAACCTGAGCCCTTCGCGTCTATGACGTTGGTGGTCAGCGCGGTAAGAATACCACGGGACTTGTTGACGGTAGCATCGGTGGTAGCGGCGTTGTACTCGCCCTGCAAGGAAGTGAACTCTATATCGTTGGCGATATTGAGCATCTGGCGGGAAATCTGCCAGTTCCACTCGTCGCCGGGGTTAGCCTGCTGACCGGCTATGTTGATACCGCTCATAGTACCCATGTTAGATTCCTTGGCATAGGAAATCTCGCAAGCCCTCTGGTATATCTGGGTCACGTTGGTATGCTGGGTGCGGGTTATCTTCTTGGTGTCAGGCGCGGTCATGGATGCCTGCTCGGATATTGCAGGCTGGGAGGGGGTATCAAGGGAATACTCCTGATCTACCGCGAACTGAACGTGATTGGTGTACTGAGGCTCCGCTATAAGGTTTATAAACGGGGTCTGGGTGTTGCTCTTGGTGTAGAGCAGGCCGGAATAGTTAGGTACTGCAAAACTCATTATAGGGGCGTTTGCCATGATATTTTCTCCTTTAAGTTAAGTCTATTTTTTTGGATTGCGCGAGGGTCATAAGCTGCACTTGTTTAAGCATATTGCCCGACTTGACGGCTTCCGCCCACTCCGCTTTGAGTTGAGCGGCTTCGTTCGCCTCTGCCCCGGAAGCAGGGGGTGTGCCGCCGCCCAGAAGGTCAGTTTTCGCCTTCTGCTCCGCCGCGATCACCTTGGCGGACAGAAGCTTTACGATGGAGTTCGCAAAGGCCGTAGCCTTATCCGTCTCCGTGAATGTAGGCATTTCGGGGAAATCGTCCTCTTTCAGCCCTGCTCCGGCAAATATCTTGCCTATTTCAAGACTGCAAATCTTAGTCTTGTATTCGTTCTCCGCGTCCTTTGCGGCCTTTTCCGCTTCGGCCCTGCGCTGCTCGTCCGTCATTTCCTTCTCCTTATAGGATTTAAGGTTTCTCGACAGCTCGGCGGCCTCGGAGGCTTTTTTGTCGAATACATCTTTTTTTACATATCCTGTGTAATCAGGTGTAAATTCGTAAGAGGAATAAAGCGCAAGCTTTTCCTCGGCGGTCATATCTTCCCGATAGCCTTCCATTTTGGTAATGTCTATTTTCATTTTTTCTCCTTTGGGATTTATGTCTTCTCTGACAAAATGGGATTTATGCCTTCTCTGGCGTAAAATAGCACCGGCAATTAGGGTGTTTTGTCGGTATTTTGTCTATTGGATAAATTTTTCCGTTGCGTTCTTCACACTCTTTGCAGACTTTTTCATCGTTCTGTGTGTGCCACTTGATTTTTTTATAACCGTTGTCCTTAAAGGCCCTTATTACGGTCTTATCTTCAACGGTGATGGCGAATTGGTCTGTTTGCCATGTCACATAGTTCAATCCCCGCGTGAAATCCTGCTTTATAGGGGGATAATTGACGGTAGGGGGGTCTTTGCCGGAGTACTCGGCATCTGCGATTATGGATTCAGCCAATCTTGCCCCCTTTCGTTCCAGTTCTTTTGTGAAAACATATTTAACAACAGGGTCGTAATCGTCCAGAATACCTATTACCCACGTTTCGAGTATCCTATCCGGCCCGTTATGGTCTGCGTATGCTTTCTTGGCTATATCCAAGTACGCTTCTTCGGATAATCTCAGGATTTTTCTGTACAGAAGATTTATCTGGTCGATTACCTTTGTGTTGGAATCAATATAAAAGAGCGTTTCCTTAGTTTTCAGAAACGCCCTCGTTATTGTTTTTTTCAGGCTCTTCGCCCGTTCGTCCCCGTACTCGTACATTCATTGCCTCCGCTATTTCGTTTGCCTCCTGCTTATCCTGTTCAAGCTTCCGCTGATGAGCGGCCTCGGAATCTTCCACGAAAGACACCATATCAAGAATGTCCTTATCTGAAAGTAGCCCGGAGCCCTTGACTTGGGTCATGAACTGCGCCTCGTCCGTCATAGAGGAAGGAATATTCCTTGCGAACGCCACATCTAACACTTCCCAATTATAGTGGTTGGCGGTTCCCTCATTCATCAGCGCGGTTATCTTCTGTGCCCTGCCCTCCAGCAGACCTTTTTCAAAGTTACGTTCATACGCTATTATCGTGTTATCCATACCGTAGTTCTGGTATCTGACGGCCTGGATATTCTGATACACTTCGGCTATTTCAGTGGGGTTGGTCTGGCCTAAAGAGGCGTATATATCGCCAGTCAGAATGTCGAAGTACCCTTGAATGGATTGTATGTCAACATTCTTTATCAGCCATTCAACCTTATTATCCTCGCCCAGATATAAGGTCTTGAATTTGGACAGCCTTTCGTGGAATTCTTCTTCGTCCTCATCGGTTTCGGGCTGCATGTAGCCAATCATAAGAAGAATGGCCTCATCGTTATATTTAAACGTGTTGGAAACGTTGTTCAGAATGGCGTTTCTCGCGTGAACCAATGGAAGAACCTTTTCAAAATACCCTTCTCTGTTTGGCATGGGGTATTCTACAATGGGTATGCCGCAGGTCTTAAGCAGCGCCATTTCGGAAGCTGTGGCGGGTTCTTCCCGAACGTTGCCGTCAAATATATACTTTGTCCAGCGGTCGTCCGTAATCAGTTCATAGGTCTCATACTTCCGATTGTCCACGAGCGAAAAATATTCTTCTCGAATGATAAAAGCCGTGGGATTGCGGTCTATGGTCTGGTCGTGGAACAGCATTGCTTTTCTGGGATCCACGGGCTTGAACTTTGGAGCTATCAGGCCGTCCCTTTTAGAAGCGTATATCCGTTCGTATGCCGTGCCGCATATCAGTGCGGAAGTGGCAAGCCGCATATTCTCTTTGTCCTCGTGGTTCCGGCGCATTATCGCACGATAGCGGTTCAAATATGCGTCGTCCCTCGGATTCTTATCGGGCAAGTCCTCAAACTGCATCTTAGGCCGCCCGGCAACATCGGAAGTCTTTTTGACTACCGTATTCGTCTGAACGTAGTATTTGCACGGTGAGCCTATGAAGTACCCGGCGGCTATGTCTACCGCGTATTTAGGGATAGGGGAATATATGCCATTCAGATCAACGCAGTCGTATTCCTTATACATATCGCACCTTTTCAGGATGGAATCCTCCAGCGCACAGCCGAATACGGTTCTTATGTTATCCCCGTTTATCCTGCGGGCTTCTTCCCGCGTTAAAATCATTTCTGTCACAGTATCCTACCTCCGCCGATAAGCTTAGTACCGGCAAATATATCATATCCCAGGGCATATGAAAGCGCGTCTATGCCGTGGTTGTCCGCGTCCTCCGGTATGTCTAACTTCTGTCCGGCGGAATCCGTTTTCCACCGATAAACCTTAAACTCTCCTATCAGGTTCACACATTTCTGGTCGATTATTATTTCATAGTCGTGCAACCAGTCTATTCTTCGGGTGATAGCGGACTTCGCCCCCTTGGCTTTGCCCTTCTTGCATTTGTCCGCATGGATACCCATTTCTTTTAGCTCTTTGATACGGTCAGGCTCCGCCGCGTCACAGTACACTACATGGCCTAACGCCTTATTGTAGATCAGCTCCCCGTATTGGCGGGTAGTGACCTCGTTCACGAATAATTCATCAAACACATATATCTTGTGGTTATGCTTATCCAGTGAACACTTGACGAAAGCGCAGGGGTGATTATATCCGAAGTCGCTGCCGACACGGATATTTCTGAATTCCCTGCCGGACAGGTCTGCAATATTCCAGTGCTTTCCGCGCTCGAACACGGTAGAACCTAATCTGCCAAAATTCCCTAACGTATCTACCCATAATCTTTGCCCGGTGGATTGCTCCCTTTTCTGAATATCTTCCTCGGTGAGAAAACGGTTGTCGGCATAGGTCGTTTTCAAAATAAAAACATCTGAACCTTCGACCACACCTCTTGCGGTCTTGTCTTTCAGGGTCAGAGCTTTCAGTTCGTCTATTGACTTCACATCGGGGTGATGCCACAAGGGTTCAAAAAAGACCTTATAAAGCCAGTGCGTTTCAGGAAACGGGTTGAACGCCATTATTATCCTCTTGTTCGGCTGCGGTAATCCTCTCAACTTTGCGTCCTTATCAATGCCTCTCAAACAGTTATCCAGAACTTCAAACGCCTCATAGGAGGGGCATTCGTCACCTTCCTCCATGAATATGTCGGTCAGTATACCCTTCTTTGGCTTCAATGACTTCAATCTCCGTGTTTCCTCTAACGCACCGAAGATTATCTGACGGCCATTATACAAACAGGTAATGGTCATGGTGGACTTGTCAACGGAGAACTCGTCTGTAAGCCCCCATTCGTCTATTACAGAGATTATTTCATTAAAGCAAGAGGTTCTTAAGTCTACCTTGTAATAACGGCACACAAGCCAATTATGGCCGTTGTAGGTATCGGCTACTATCTCCCTTACAATGTGGTTCGATTTGCCGGAGCCGCGTCCGCCGAAAATGAGCTGCACTCTCGCTTTCTCATCGAGGGTGCAGGCGTACACATCGTTGAAATCGTCCTTGAGGATAAGGCGCGGTTCACCGTTACGCAGTTTGAAGTAGTAGACCACATCGTTAGGGTCAACGTTATACTTGGCACAAATTGTGTAAATGTCCATTTTGTGGGGGAGAAAAAATGTGCGGGGAGCTATATGTTTGGCGCGTTCCCCCTATAAAAACCACCCCCCGTGGCACCCCCCCTCCGATTATACAGCATATACATACATTTTTGCGGTGCATAAACGGGGTTATTCACCAGCACTTTTGTATATCTATACACAGTATGCAGGTACTAACCCCGTATTATACGACACTTTATACATTTTACTTTATAACTATTCGTTAAACTACACTTTAACGAATACTTGAGCCGGAAATATACAGACTATGCAAACGCTATACATTGCCGTCAGACCGCCCAAAACCGCCTCTAACCACTCTATCAGCGTCGGCCTGGGCGACCTCTACCCGCACCCCGTCAACGTCCCCACAGCGGCTCAAAATAGCCAGGGCGGCGGCCGTAGAATCCCGTGCATAGGGGGCATTTAGGTTTTTTTGTAGCACAAGTTGCGCCCTTGCCCTCATGCGCTGGTAGAACTTATCATCCTGCGCGTTGCGCAGTGCGGTTTGCCTGTCCAGCTCCTCCGCAAACAAGGGGAACTCGTTGAACCACCGTGTTATATTGGATTTGTGCACCCCTACCTTTTGGGCTAACTCTGATTTGGTGTCTATATAATGGGTGCTGCCGTCCTCCTGGTCCTCACCCCACACCCATAACCGGATTGCCTTTTTTTGCTCCTCGGTGAGCTCTGGCCTCTGTCGTGGCTGGCCTCTATATTGATCTTTACTGCTTGCCATACGTTACACCTCCTTAATCCGCAACGGTAATTTATTTATTGCGATAGTTTATCCCCCCTTTATGGGGGACTTTGACAATCTTTTCAATTTTTCTTTTTTTAATTTTTTCCGCCCCTTCGGGGTTCGGTCTAATACTCCATATTGATATTATAATAGGTATTTACCCCCGCAAACCCCCGCATCAAAAGTTTTTGCCTTATTATTTTAGTTTATTTATCTTTTCGGTTGACTTTTTAACCTGGCAGGTATATAATACAGACATAACAAGAGAGGAGCACACGACAATGACAATCATTAGCAGCCAGCACTACATCAACCCCGAAATAGTAGCCAAAAAAATAGAGCAGCTCACCGCCGCCAGTGCTAAAAGTATCATCGTCCCGTGCTCCTATGTTGGCATAATCGACGGTGTAGAGTATGCTGTGCAAACTGACAAGCACCACACCCTCAGCGCGGCTCGGGAGTTGGATTTGCCCGTTGAGTACAAGATCACCGATGACCCCGAAGGGCTAACTGGTATTGATTTGCTGGAGGCCCGCTATTATGACGGCGATTATTACGACGTAGAGCGCAGTAATCCCTATTATGACGAGATCGTGACGGTTTGGTAAAAACAAAAAAGGAGGATATGCAAATGGTACATTTTGACACGTATGACGAGGCAATAAAAAATTGCCGTGGTGATGAGGTTGTGGTCGAGGTTGACGGCGGCTGGACCGTTATGTCCGTAACTGATTATCGCGTCTGGATCATGCAGGCTTAACGGAGGTGAGCACATGACAGACAACACGGTTAAGGCCCTGGGCCGGGCGTATGGTATAATGGCGGCGCAGCTCCCCGACATCATCGGGGCGCACTGCCGGGTGCAGACAGCTAATATGTGGCCCATCCGTGGGCTGGGTGAGGGCTTGCGGTATATGATTATTAACCGCAAACTCACCCCGGAGGTCGATAGAGCCATACGGGACGCGCTGCAAGGCGCAGAGGATATAACCGAGGACGAGCACGCGCTGCCGCTCAACCAGCAAGGCATGTGGGAGCTTGCCTATATGCAGGGCCGGTGCGCCCCCGTGCCCAGCGACGGCGAGTATTTGCGGGATCAGCTCAAGGCCCGTGGCCTGACGTTGGAGCAGGCCGCCGAGGCTTGTGAGGTAAGCAAGGCCGCCGTGCACTCATGGTGCGCCGGAGTTAAGCCGATACCGCAAGCGCGGCGGGAGCTGCTGGCGGCAAAGTTTGGGATAATGATATAAGAGGGCTATATCAGCCCTCTTTTTCCATGTCCTTATAGATTAGATCGGTTATATAGGCGTTAATGCTTTTTCCTAACTTTCCCGCTCTCTGTTTTATTTTTTCTTTTTCTCCTGCTTTTACTGTGATTTCAAGTCGTTCATACGTTTTTGAGTTGTATTTTCTTTTTGCCCTCGTTGCTGATGTGCCCATGTTATCACCTCCGCAATAATTATATCATTTCTGGCATACTGCTGCAAGTATATCTTTCTAATTCTTTAAGGCTTTTCCCTTAATATTTCAGTTGACTATATACTCCCGTAAGTATATAATAGAGACATCGAAAGGGGAACCACCCCGAACAATGGAGGGAGAAAGCAATGAAACGGTTTCATGTTTTTAAGGATGGGACAATGCAAGCAAGTACAACCACGAAAGAGGAAGCCATTAGCCTAATCCGTCAGCAGCAAAAGCGAGAAACGCACCCGATTCTGCGCTCTGAGTACAGCATTATTGCGGGCGAGGAGGAATTTATCCCATACCCGTCCCAGAAGAAACAGCCAAAGGGAAAGAACACTATGGAACAATAAGGAGGCGCTTTTTATATGGCAAGCTACAGAATCGAGAAGAACGCACAATATAACAGCAATGAAATTTATTTTAAAAGCAAGCCCGCCGCCGAGGTTTTAACCGCTCTGCGCGGTCTGAAAATGCGCTGGAACCCGAAGAAGGGTTGCTGGTACGGATTCGCCGCTCAGAATGACATATTAGTGGCCATCGGTGAGCATGATAACGAGCTGGGCGGCACGATCTCCGATGGTTATTTAGGGGCTACCCGCTGGGACGGCAATAAATCCGGCAAACACTTATACGGCGCGGAACTTAGCAAGGCCATCCGGGACGACATCAGGGCGGCAGGAATTAAGGGCGTAACGGTGAGCTGTAAAACCTACTCCGGCGGCCAGCACATCACGGCCAAAATCAAAATAACAGAGGCTGACATGATAAGCCGCGAGCAGTACATAGCGGACTACACCATCAGCACAAGCCGGGCTCACATATACATTGGCGACCGGGGCGAGAGCATACACATTGACGAGTATTACAAGTTGGACAGCGCGGAGCAGAAGCGCATCAGGCAGGCCGCCGCAGAGTACGATTATAAGCAGGCAGCGCACGGGCAGGACATCAACCGGCACAGCATAGACAGGGAGACCGCCTACACTGCCGACACTCTCCGCAAGCTGCACAGGGTCAAGGCCATAATCGAGGCATACAGATACGACGGCACTAACAGCATGGTTGACTACTTTGACACCAATTTTTATTACGACTTACAGACGGTGGCGGCGTAAAGCCGCCCCCGCCGTATGATTTTAAGGAGGTACAATATGAAAAACTTTTATATCGCGTTTTCTGCGCAGTTGGAAGGTAAGAATTGGGCGGGAACTATGACAGTCAGCAGCAATGATAACATCATGAACATCTCACAGAGGATCGCCGGCATGCAGGCCGCTAACCTCTGCGCAACAAGACAAGCCGCGGAAGAGCTGGCGACCGTTTGGAATGAGGGCTTCAAGCGTAACGGGACGAGCATTTACACGGAGGGCATAGCATGATGCGTTATCAGGTTATTACATGGACGAGGGGCGAGGGGCACGACGAGCGGCGGGAGTTTAGCACCCTCGCCGAGGCCCGCGCCGCCGCCCGTATCTACCGCCGAGAGTGCGACGGCGTGGGGATATATGATTTCCGGCTGGGGGTCATTCGGGAGACTTTAGGACGGTTCCCCGATATATGATTGCATGATTTTCACGTTCTGCATGATTCTGTCATCCGGGCCGTACATCAACGCATGATTCGCCGCTTCCAGGGCTTCTCTGGGGCGGCCCGTGTTATAATAGGCTATAGACAGCATATCAAACGGCAGCGGCCCCCACGGGTCAGGCTCGCAGATGTATGATAACGGCCTTTCCCGTATGTTTACGCATGATTCGCCGTAGTAGATGCATGATTTCCAGTTTTTAGCATTATACATGATTTTCATCATTTCAAACCATGCTTCACGGTATTCGGGAGCCTCGATTATAGCCCTCTGTAGCCACGCCTCGGCTTCTAATTGTTTTCCCTGCATGATTTTACACCGAGCAATGAAACGCATACTGGCGGCCCGCTCAGGCGGCCACACGGCACTTCTAAGGGCAAGATGTTTCTCCAGCGTTTCAATGGCCTTACTGTATTCCCGATGGAACATATATTCGCGGCCTAAGTAATGCATGTTTCGGTCGTTCTCCGGTTCTTCCTTGACCGCCAGCTCCAGAAGCGGCAGATAATTACTCCGGCTTTTCTTCTCATCAGGCCAATGGTCAACCCTCAGCGGCAAATCGCAGTATGATTCTTCGCCGTATGATTTCAGCACTTCGTGAACGGGATTCTTCCAGTAGTATGATTTTGTATGAATTTTATCGGCGTTGAATGATACTCCGTCCCTGCCGTATGATTCATGGCTCCAAACGTATAAATACCTTCCCCGCGTCCCGTGGAAGTTTTTCCGTATGATTTCCGCCCAGCCGGGCTGTATGATTTCGTCCAGATCGAGGCATACCAACACGTCCGCATCTTGCGGTATGATTTTCAATGATTCATTTCGCGCTACATCAAATCTCCACGGCTGTATGATTTTGGTTTTTACGATGCAGTTGTATGATTTCAGCTTATCGACGGTTTTGTCTGCGCTCCCCGTATCGAGAACGCAGACATAATCAGCCTCTTTTGCCGTCTCATACCACCTGTCAACGAATTTTTCTTCGTCCTTAGCTATGGCATATACAGCTATTTTCATTTTCTCCCCTCAAAAAACAGTTGATGAAATAAATCTGCCCTTTCCCCGTTACCTTCGGGGTGCGTGTTATCTTGGTGCTTCCGTCAGGGTTGGCTATCACCGTTTCCTTTATCTCAAAATATCCGGCTTCCATAGCCTTTTGGGTGGGCATATTCCAGTTTTCGCCCTTCTTGCATAACCAGCCGTTATCCCTCAACCATGTGAACATTCTGTTAGCCCCTATGGGCTTCCCGTTCTGGCGTATCATCTTTGCAAGCTGTCCCACTAAGCAACTATCGTGTGAGGCTTGCACGGCCTCCGCAAACAGCACTTTAGGAGCGTTGTGTTCTACTGTCGCTTCAAGCTCCTTCCGCCGCTCCTGCTCTTGTTTAAGGGCTGAAAACACCTTTATGGCGTTGGCGGGGTCGGCTATCATCTGTTCTATCGTGGTCGGTATGGCGTACATACCATGTTTACGGATTGAGGGCAGAACTTCGTGAATTATCCACCGCTTGAATGCTCTGGCTTCCGGTTTAGTAGAACAAAGTACAAGATGATAGAGGCCGGATTCATTCACGCCGTTCACTTCTTGTGTTTTTGTGGGGCTTTGGGGGTGGGTTACTTTTAGTAACCCCCTTTCATCCTCATCCAGCCTGTCCATTGCACGGCTCACCTGCTCTAATTCAAGAGCTTTGCATACATCAGACGCCACAAACCACGGTTCGCCGTCCTTAATAGTAGTCCTTATCTCTCCAAACTGGTTGTTATTAAATATCTGTAGTTCGTTCATTGTAACTCCTTTCATGTATTTATCTCACTCCGGTATGTCTATGTATTTCATCATTCTGTCTATCGCACGTTCTTCAAGGTGCTCTATTGCCTTGGGGGATTTATCCATTTTTACACCTACCCTGGTATTAGACGGCATATCCCGCGAATAGAAGTGTTCGTAAAAGTTATATTTCAACTCGATTACCCTTCTCTGGTTCGCGGGGAACTCATCTAATGCGGCATCCATGAACGCTACGAATGACATATCATCGTTTATTCTTTCCAGCATTTCAGCCATTTGCAAATTATACCGCTCCTTTGCCGCCATGAGCTTTATAGCACTCCGGGCGGTCGGGTCGGTAATGTCGCTACCGTGCGGCATACCCGATAAAACCTGTGGGCGAATATCCGCTACCGCTTCCATTCTCTCTTTGATACTGGCTATTTTTTTATCTATTTCTTTCGCGTTTCTCTTGGCTTTCCCCCAACGAACAAGCAACCGCCTGATGTATGCCCGTTGTTCGCGTTTTGTCATTAGTCCCTCCTTAACAATTCATCTGCCGTTATGTTAAAATAGTCTGCCAACCATATGATTCTGCTCGCGGTCGGCTCCATGCTGTCCATCTCATAGTGATAAATGGTCGCCGCGCTTATGCCGGTTTCGCGCTCCATCGCAGCCCGCGACTTGCCCTTCTTTTCTCGGTACATTCGTATCCTCTGCCCTATCGTCATGTTTCCTCCATACGCCGCAATGGCATTTAGTTTCCTGACCTTCTCTGAACTCCTTGCAGATACATCTGCTTTCCTCATCCTTGATTATCGCGCAGGGGCAGTATCCGCCCCCGCGCCGTATACACTCCCATATATCAGGCCGCAGTAATTCATAGCTCATTCCGCACCCTCCCATATCAGCGGCTTCCCCTCTGTGTCTACCATTACGCACACGCCGCCTTGGTATGTTTTTAGGTATTGTACCCCCGTGAGGTTATCGACATATATTCCATACATCGCACCCCTATCCAGTATCCACAGTCTATGATTGCCAGCCTCAGCCTCGTTGCATCCGCACAGGGCGAGGGTTAGCAGGGTTAATATTGTTATTGCTATTACTCGTTTCATTTTTCCTCCTTTGGTAGCTCCGGCAATGGCATCCAGTGAGTAACCTCGGCGCGTCCACGATGGATAAAGTGGTCGATTGCCAGATACCCTTTGTCAATATTTCGCACGCCATTTTTGCTTCTGGTGGCCACCAGCACTTCCACTTGGTCTTCAGGTAGTCTATCCCTAACGCTAATCCAGTTCATTAGTTTCCTCCTCATCCATTTTTGCCCCGCAGTTCCAACAAAACCCGCCTCTGATAGCAGTATGTTTATTCTCTTGCTTTCCGCAATTAGAGCATTCAAAATACTGCCGCCTATCATGTGCCGTTTTTTCAATCCACCGTCCATGCACCACCGGGGTAACATCGGCGGCGGGCAACATCTCTATCGCGGATATTGCGCACTCTATTGCACCGCTATGACAACCGAGCGTCGATCCGCTCGACAGGTCGTACTGTTCTAGAATTTTTATCACTTCTTCGCGGTCTATATATTCTTTACTCATTTGTTTCCTCCAGCTCGCTTACACAATCGCAAATGTCCAAAATCTGTTGGAGCAATTCAATCTGACCGTTTCTGTGACCATGGCGATACCCGGTTGTATACGTTTCGGCCGTGTCTCCACTGTTCTTGTCTTTTTCAGCAACGAGCGCCTGATACTTAGCCCTCAAATCTTCAAGTTCCACAGCCGGAGCAACATCGGCGGCAGGAATACTGTCGAGGAGGTCTATACAATCCCGAAAACAGGCTGCCGTCTCATTTTCCCCGGCTAATACGCAATCCGTGATCCGCATTCTAAGCCGCGCCTTAGCCGCTTCTTGTTCTATGTATTTAGCCATTTTTCCTTGCCTCCAATGC